CTATGACGTGCAGCTCATTCGCGTCAGCAGCCTGTACTTTAAGCGCTTCACTTTCCTCCATTACAAGAGGTTGAGTCAAAAGTTCTGTTGTTGCTTTAGATGCAATCGCTTTATCTTTAAATAAATTAAATATAGTGCCACTAGAATTTACTAAAGTTATTGTTATGGTAGATCCTGATCCTGCATCTTCAGATACTAACAATGATTTAACAACAGCAGTTTTAAAACTAGGCACCGTATATAGTGTAGTTAAATCTGTTGTCGTTAGA